CACCCAGGAAATAGGAAATCTTCAGATGGCATATCAGCCCATAGACCTGCTCCTGAGCAGTCAGGACCATTTCATGCTAAAATAATTGGTCATGTAGATGAAACTTATATGGGGTCTTTAAAAGTACAATTATTAAAAAACACATCATCAGGTAATAAACCAAGGGAATCAACACAGATATTAACAGCACGATATCTTTCACCGTTTGGCGGCCAAACTTCCAAAGATACAATTACTAAGAATATTGGGTATCGGCCCAGTCAACAAAGTTATGGTATGTGGATGGTACCACCAGACATTGGAACAATTGTCTTAGTAATTTTAATAGAAGGTAATCCTAATGATTGTTATTGGATTGGATGTGTTCATGATAAGTTTATGAATTTTGCTATTCCAGGGCATGCCGCGACCAAACGTGTTTCAAATGCACCAGATGAGTTAAAAGGTAAAAAACTTCCAGTAGCTGAGTACAACAAAAAAGTTGAGGACGGCTCCCTCGGCGAGCCTACAAAGTTTGAAAAGCCGTATCAAAAAAGATTCACAGACGACTTAAGAAAACAAGGATTATTAGAAGACGAAACTAGAGGTATAACATCTTCTAGTGCTAGAAGAGAATTACCAAGTACTGTATTTGGAATTAGCACACCAGGCCCAGTAGATAAAACGACTGGCCTCGGATCGAAAGCCGGTGATAGCTATAGAAGCCGCCTTGGTGGAACATCATTTGTTATGGATGACGGTGACGTAAGTTTCTTAAGAAAAGGATCAGCAACTAGTAGCCCACCAGACTATGCAAATGTTATGCAAGACGACCAAGATGGAAAAGTAACACTACCGCATAACGAATTAGTTAGATTAAAAACTAGAACAGGGCATCAAATATTATTACATAACACAGAAGATTTAATTTATATTGCTAATGCAAACGGAAGTGCTTGGATTGAATTAACAGCAGATGGAAAGATTGACATTTATGCAAAAGATAGTATGAGTGTGCATACTGAAAATGATCTTAATTTAACAGCAGGTAGAGATATTACAATGGAGGCAGGCGCTAATATTTCTTTAAAAGCAAGTGGAACGTATGACCCAACAAACGAATTCCAAACGCCTCTTAAAACTGTTAAAGGTAGAATACAAATAGAATCAGCCGCAGATACTAATATGCTTATTGGTGGGAATCATTGGGTTTCTACTGTAGGCAATTATGAAGCTAGAACAACTAAGCAAACTAAAATTACATCAGGTGCAGAAACACATATTAAGTCTGGCGGTAATCATATAGAAACTGCTCCAAAAATTCATATGAATGGGCCAGCGGCAGATTCCGCCCAGACTGTTACAGCTCTTAATACGCACATTTTACCAAATATTCCAACAGGGAATTTGAACGGTACGTTAGTACAACGAGCACCAACACATGAACCGTGGACACACCATGAAAATTTAAATCCTGTAGCATTTAAAATTGCATTAACGGATAGAGACACAGAGACCACAGTAGCTAATACATTAGCAACTCCAAAAACACCAGAAGCATTTAAGAAAAAAACCACCACGAAAAATAGCAACTAAAAATAGGGTAAATACAGTATCATGAGCATTAGTAATAGAGAATTATATAAACAGATAAGGGTACGTAGTAACCAAAAGCCACCAAGTCCGGTCAAAAGTCGGGCATACCGTGGCCTAAGTACGGTTAATCCAGCTAACAATAGTCATGTATTATATGATATAGAATTGATTAAGCAGGATATTATAAATCATTTTCATATACGGCAAGGTGAAAAGTTAGGAGACCCAGAGTTTGGTACTATTATTTGGGACGCTATTTACGAACCTCTAACAGATCAGTTAAAAGAAATAATAGCCGATAATGTTACGAAGATTGTTAATTCAGATCCACGTGTAACAGTAGAGAGTATTGATTTAGAGTCGTATGAAAGTGGATTAATAATTGATTGTGTGCTTACATATTTGCCTTATAACATTTCTGAAGCAATGAGATTAAAGTTTGATGAAGATGCGGCGCAGTTCGACAATTAAGTATGCGGTTAATGGAATTCAATAAATATAGTTAACAAGGAAACAGTATGTCAGTAACAAACAGACAAAACAGATTACTTCTTTCAGAGGACTGGAGAAGGGTATATCAAACGTTTAGGAATGCAGACTTCACATCTTATGATTTTGATAGTCTACGCCGTACTATGATCTCTTATATAAGAGAGAATTATCCGGAAGACTTTAATGATTATATTGATTCAAGTGAGTATCTAGCGTTAATTGATCTTATTGCATTTTTAGGGCAGAATATTTCTTATCGTATCGACCTTAATTCTCGAGAAAATTTCCTTGAACTAGCAGAACGTAGAGATTCAGTTTTACGGTTAGCACGATTACTTTCTTACAATCCGAAGCGTAATCAATGTGCAAATGGATTAATAAAATTTGAAGCAGTATCAACAACTGAAGAAGTAGTTGATTCAAATGGAACAAACCTAGTTAATCAAACCGTTGTTTGGAATGATCCATCTAATTCCGACTGGCGCGAACAATTTGAAAAAATTATGAATGTAGCATTGCCAATTAATTCTACAATTGGAAAACCTATTAAGAAAGATACTGTTGAAGGTATATTAACACATCAATACAGATATAAATCAAGTAATACAGGAGTTCCTGTTTATACATTTAGTAAAAGCATCGACGGTCGTAATCTTCAGTTTCAGATTGTTTCGTCAGATGTCTCTAGTGGAGCTATATCAGAAGAGCCACCATTACCAGGAAACAGTTTAGCATTTTTATATCGAGATGATGGACGAGGTCCAGGCAGTTCTAATTCTGGATATTTTTGTCATTTCCGCCAAGGTACTATAGATCAAGGTGCGTTTAGTGTTAATGCTCCTAGCACAAATCAATCAATTGCAGTTGATGCCACTAATGTTAATAATACTGATGTTTGGTTATATTCATTAAATTCAATAGGTAGCGAATCAGAGCTATGGACTAAGGTTGACGCAGTAGAAGGTAATAATATTGTTTATAATAGTGTACGGAAAAAGATAAGAAATATTTTCGGAGTACTTACTAAAGGCCAAGATAAGATTAATTTAATCTTTTCCGACGGAACGTTTGGGAATTTACCTAAGGGTGATTTTAGAGTTTATTATAGATCAAGTGTTAATCAGTCTTATAATATTCTTCCAGAAGATTTAACAAGCATTGGTGTATCAATACCATATATATCAGCCGCTGGAAACCAAGAAACATTGAGTTTAACTCTTTCCTTAAAGTATACGGTAGATAATAGTAGTACATCAGAAAGTAATTTAAGTATTAAAGAAAATGCTCCAGCTACCTACTACACACAAAATAGAATGGTCACTGGAGAAGACTATCAAGTTGCTCCGTTAGGAGTCAGCCAAGAAATTATTAAAGTTAAAACAGTTAATCGAGCATCGAGTGGAATTTCACGATACTTTGATTTATTAGATAGTACTGGAAAATATTCAAGCACAAATTTATTTGGTACCGACGGTGTTATATATAAAGAAACTTTAACGAAACATAAAAACTTTACCTTCCTAACAAAGGTAGACATTGAAGGACAGATACTAAACACTATTGAACCAATACTATCCGAAAAGCAATTATTAAATTATTACCTAACAACATTTCCTAAAACTATTGTTGCTGATTTAGGAGCAAGTTGGGTACAAACAACTAAAGGTACTAATTTTACTACAGGAAATTTTGTAGATACTGATAGCACAAAATATCAACTTGGAACATATACAGGTAGTTCTTTAAGATTTGTTGAACCTGGTACGTTATTAAAGTTTATTGCTCCAGCTGGATATCATTTTATGAAAGATGGTACTTTAATGCAAGGCAATCCAGATCATATAGGCGCACTTGAATATAAGTGGGTTAAAGTTATTAGTGTTGTTGGAGACGGCACCATTAATACAACTGCCGGCGCAGGCCCTGTTACACTTAATGATGTAATGCCAACTAATGCAATACTAACTCAAGTTGTACCTAAATTTTCTAGAACTTTACAGTCTGCAGTTAAAACACAACTCAATGATCAAATATATGCTAATAAAACGTTTGGATTACGTTATGATGTTAACCTAAGACAATGGCGTGTAATTATTGAGAATAATTTAAATATTACAGGAACATTTAGTACAGGTAAAACTGGAGATACTACTAACCAACGATTAGATGCGAGTTGGTTATTATTGTTTGAAACAAACGGCGAAAAATATACTATTACATATCGTAGTTTACGATACATTTTTGAAAGTGCTAACGAAATAAGATTCTATTATGATAGCAGTGATAAAATCTATGATAATAAAACAGGTCAAATTATTAAAGATAAAATTACAGTTTTATCTATTAATTTAAAACCAGATCTTCTTACGCCGTTTACAGTTGATTCTAACTGGGAGATTACACTTCCATATCGTGATGCTAACGGATATGTTGATACGAGAAAAGTTGAGATTAGTTTCTACGATGCAGATGAAGATGGAGTTGTAGACGACCCAGAGACGTTTGTGCAAACTGTTAACGAAACAGTAAATCCGTTAACAAAATATATTTTTCAAAAGAAATATATTACATCAGATGGATTAGACGACTACAAATATATTAATAATGCTACTGAAAGCATCATAGTAAAAAAAGATCAAAGTTTTGTAGGTGCATTAAGTCTTTATACTGAAGGACAAGTTTTTTATCTAAACACAGAAGCAGTATTTAAAAAATTAACATCTGGGGTATTAGTATTAACTACAGATTATAAAGCACATGTAGGAAGAAGTGATCTTAAATTTCAATATATTCATGCGGCAGATGATGATAATAGAATTGATCCTAGTAGTAGTAATATTATGGATACATATC